TCGAAGCCGCGAGCCTCTGACGGCCGCCAGCCCGGCAGCAGGACCTCGTCGATGAAGTACTGCGCCGGTCGCTGTGGGAGTGTTAGCGCCATGTATCAACCTCGTCGCATTTGAGCTTGAGCAGCCCGTCGTGCTGGGCCTCGATGTCGTCGACGACGTACTTCAGCTCGTCAATAACGAGTCCGGTGAGCGCCTCGTCGGTCTCGCCGGCTGTGTTGAACTCGACGCCCACATCAGCGCGGACGTAGACCGTCAGGTCGGCCGTCTCTGTCGTCCCGCCGGCGTCGACGTCCGAGGAGTCACTCGGCGTGTCGAGCGCGCCATCGAGCGTCGTCGTCGGCTCGTCGGGGTACGCGATGTCGAAGCCGTCGCCCGGCGTGTACGCTTCGCCCGGCTGGTAGACGGCGACGTTCGCGTCCCAGCCGAGTGCGTCAAGCGTGCGCCCCGCCGAGGCGGCGAAGCGGTCCCATTGGTCTGTCATTCTGAGTCGCCCCTGATGCGAAGCGCTTCGAGGTAGGCGAGCGCGACGTACAGGACGATGATCTCCTCGGCGGTCGCCATCTCGAGTGCGTACGTCGCGAGTGGCAGCATCGCCCACGCAGCGACGATCGTCTCTGCTTTCCAGTCTGTCACGGCGTTACTCCATTATCAGGTCGAATTCGACGTGGAACTGGTGGATTCCTTCGTCAGCGTCGAATTCGAACTCCGCCTCGGCGATTTGATAGCCGTTTTCGCCGAGGATCTCTTTGACTTCTTGTAGCCCGTCGATCACGTCTTTGTCTTCTGTCATTGGTGGTGTCGGGATTCGATCCGGCGGCGCTTGATCGCCCGGAGTTCTTCCTCAGACACTTGTACCGCTGCCGCAGCGGCAGGCGGTGGTCCGGGCGGGCTACCGCCGGTGATGTCAACCGCCGTTGGCGGTGTCTGTGCCATGGCCGCGCCCGGTGCTGGCGAGTTCACGCCACCAGGATCTGGTTCGAGCGGCGACCCGGTCATCAGGATTCGATGTCTCCTGTAGCCCGGTGTGGGGAGATCCCACCACTTCGGAAGCCAGTATGTGTTGTTTGCTGTCATACGTCGAGTGTGATGGTTTCGGTGACGGCCTTGCCGGCGTCCGGCGGCGCGGGGTTGTCGGCGTCGAAGCCAGAGAACTCGCCCTCGCCGGGCAGTGCCGACGCGCTGTCGCCGGGTACGGCGAGCACGCTGGCTCGCAACGTGCCGGTGTCGATCAGCCCCTTGCGGGTGATGATCTCCTTGATCCGCCGCTCCAGCGCGAGCCCGACGGCGTCGACGAGCGAGTCGAGGTCATCGATCTGCTCGACCGAGAGGTTTGTGTTGTTTTCGAGGAAGCGCTCAACGCCGTACGCCCGCAACTCGGCGAGTGCCGGTCGGAAGAACGGCTTTGGGTCCATGTCGCTAGAGCCGAACTCGAGGTAGATTCCGTAACTGACCCCGGTGCCGACCGTCACCGTCCCGGCGCCGCGGATGTCGTCTTCGATATCTTCGAGCGACTCCAACACGCGGCGGAAGCCCTCGAGTTCGAGCTCGAAGTCGGCCATCCTATCGCCGCCCGCCGCGTTTCACCGATGGTGAAGAGATCGAGGCGTTCGGCAGCCCCGCCGACGCGATCGTGTCCGTCGGGTCCAGCGCGATCGCGACCTGTTTGTGTGAGGCGTTCCCGTCGCCGTCGATGTCACGGTAGCTCACGCTTCGGGCGCCGCCGCTTTGCCGCTCGGCGCGGGGGTCGCTCGCGGTTGCGAGGTACGCCGCGTAGAAGCGCTCGATCCGTTCGAGTGTGTCGGCGTCGGTCTCGGGCGCTCGGTCGGCGATGTCGTCGACGACGTCGCCCGCCGCCGAGATGTATGCCGAGAGCGTCCCGTCGTCGAGCGACGTGTCGAGCACCTCGGAGACAGCGACGGTGTCGGTGCGTGGTGCCATCAGTTAGTCCTCCCGCGCGGCAGTGATCGCGTCAATCGCGGTCGTGCGGCCCTTCCCGTCGCGTTCGGCGGCCGCGAGACGATCCAACGCGTCGGCGCCGTACCCGGCGTCGTTGAGATGGTCTCGCAACTCGGACACTGAGAACGACGCAGGATCGGGGAGCGACTGTGGCTCAGCCACGGCGCCGGCGCCGTCGGCGTGCTCGACGTCCTGTGGGTGTGCCTCGGCGATGCGGTCGTTCTCGAAGATGCCGCCCGGTCCGATGACGCGGTCGTTGCGATGATCGCGGTACGGATGCGTGCCGACCCAACGGTACGGCATGATCAGAGCCCGTCGTAGTTGACCACACCAAGGATGTCCGAGTACGTCGAGCGGAAGAAGGGCACGCGACTCGATAGCGCCTTGTAGCGCGTCGCCATCGGCGAGGGCTCCCACGACATGTTGGTCGGCCCCTGCGCGTTCACGACGGACATAACGCGCGGGTCGCGGACGACCATAACGGCCTCGCCGTCGGGGATGAATGGCGTCTCCCGGAGCGTGACGTAGGGATGATCCTGCTGGAGCCGCTGGCGGACGGACATGTTGCCGTCGCCACGCGGGTCAGCCTTGTCCAGCACCGAGTTGTGGGTCTGGTTGTAGTACAGGTAGACGCCGCGGGAGCGGGGCATGAGGTTCTTGTCCCCGTTGGCACCGACGTTCTCCAGCCGCTCGACCATGTCTTCGACCGTGTCCTGGACGTTCGTCGGCGACGCGTCGTCCCAGGCACCCGTCGCCGAGCCCGTGATCCGGGCGTCGGTGTTGAGGAACCCGTCGACGGAGAAGGTGCCGCCGTTCGGGCCGGCGACCTCCAGCCCCCAGCCGTTGAGGACGAGGTCGTCTTCTTTCTCCCGGAGCGCGCGGCCGGCCTGCCGGGCGAGTCGCGCCTCCTTGTCCTGCCCCATGTTCGCGCTCTGCTGCTGGTCACGGGCGTCGATCTCGTAATCGACGTGAACGATCGGCTGGGCGACCCCGACCGGCAGGTTCGCCGTGTCGAGGTTGTTGCCCTTCGCCTGCCCGTCCATCGAGATCTCGGCTTCGCCGACCTCACTTTCTGCCTGCTCCGTGTAGATGGTCGTGGCGAGCGAGGAGCCGACCTCGTCGATGCCCATCGCGTCGTCCAGCACACCGACCTCGAGGCTGACCTCGTCGATGATCTCATCCGAGCGCTCGACGAACTCGTCGTAGTCGAACAGCTGCGCGTTGCCGCGGACGGACTGCCCGTCGTTCGGCCGGACGCCGAGGTAGCCCATCTGGAAGGCGCCGTCGAGCGTCTTCCAGAAGTCGGGGCTGTACGCCGAGTTCGCACGGATCTGCCGCCGGGCGTTGGCCCGCTGGTCCGCCGTGTTGGCGAACAGCGCCTGCCGGTGCAGTTCCGTCGGGGGCGTCAGATCGCTCTGTGCTGCTGCGTTCGCGTCCATGCCGTTCGTACTCATCTTAGAGAACCTCCACGTCGATCCGCTCGCGCTCACCGCTCGCTGCCCCGGAGTTGTCGATCGCTTCGCGGGCGACCGCCACACCCACGCCAGCCGTGCTCGTCGCCTTCAGCGACCCGTCGTCGTTACTCCCAAGCGTATCGCCCGGCGAGACGTCGGCGTTGCTCGCTGTAGTGAGGTCGCCGCCGGCCGCCAGCAGCGCGCCCTTGACCGTGTCGCCGGAGCGGAACACGCGCACTTCGACGAGCGTGCCCGACGCGATGGTCTGATCGACCGGGTCGGTGCCGGTGCCGTCGCGCTGGGGCGGCGTGCTCGGGACCTGTGCGAACTGCGCCTGCGGGTCGATTTTCCCGACCGTCGAGACGCTGTCGTAGATCGGTTCGCCCGCGGCGTTGGTCCCCGTCTGGACGAGGAGTTCACCCGGCGTGAGGTCGCTGCCGGCCTCGCCCTCCTTGTAGATCGGTTCGCCGTAGGTCTTGCCTTCGATCGTCGCGGTGGGGTCGCTCATTTACAGGTCACCTCCGATGGTGCCGTCGGGGTACTCGTCGGCGCTGTCGCCGCCCGTGTCGGGGCGGGCGTTCGCCGTCGCGCCCGCGCCGGGGACGGCCGCCGCCGTACTGGAGGGCTTGAGCCCACGGAGGACTTTGATCGGAGCCTCCAGTAGCGTCTCGCGGTCGTCGCTGTCGTAGTCCGCCGAGTTGGCGATGATCTCGCCGACGAGGTCGGCCTTCTGTTCGTCTTCGCGGTTCGCCTCGATGCGTTCGACGGCCTCGTCGACGAGCGCGTCTTGCGCGTCGTCACTCAGGTCGTCGAGTTCGATGGGGTCGTCAGTCATGTCTGAATCAGGGGTTTGTGTCTCGTCGCTCGATGCCTCGCCGTTGGCGGACGTGTTGACCGCCGCCATGACGTCGTCATGGATCGCCGCCAGCCCGTCGTTGCACCGCGCGTCGAGTGCGTTGCGGGTCAGGGCGCTGTGGGTCGTGATGTCCTCGATGAGCGCCTCGCGGTCGACCGCGTCACCGCCGTCGCCGTCGACGCCCTCGCTTGTCGCGTTCGCCGTCTCCGTTGCCGTTACCGTTGCCACCGCCGGGGCCTCGGGCGCGGTGCCGTCATCGGCCCCCATGATGGCCGCCCGGAGCGTGTTGAACGCCGACGCGAGGGCGTTCTCACTCATGTCGCCGTCGAGTTCGCCCATCTCCCGCAGGCGTTCGACGAGCGTCTCGTGGTCCGGCGCGGGCATGAAGATCGTCTCGCCGTCGGCCTCGTGGGTGTGGATCACCTCGTCGCCGGCCCCGTCGAAGCCCATCGCTTGCGCTTTCTCGACGGCCTCGCCGGGGTTGTCGAAGCGGTAATCACCGGGAACTGCCATGTTCGCCGACATCGCTTCGTCGGGCGCATCCTCCCACGCGCCGAGGATCTCCGACGCGGATTTGACGACGACGCCCTCGTCGAAGCCCGCCTCCGGGCCGACGTAGTTGTCGAGTTTGTAGGCCGGTTCCTCCGCGGTCGCCTCGCGAGTGACGTCCGCGCCCTCCGCCGAGACCGTTGCGCCCGGCTCGGTCACGACGTCGGCGACGCGCCCGGTCCCAGGTGAGTCACTTGTCGACCACCGGACGAGGTCGCCCGGCTCGAAGTCGGCTTCGGCGGCGGCATCCATGTCTGTGTCCTTATCGTCGTATTTGTTGGCGGTCATCGGAACAGACACATCGGCGTTCGCCGCGAGTTGCGGGTTGATGCCACATCCATCTTCGATCGAGCACACGCCCCGCTTGTTGGGGAGAATCGCCACCGAGTCGGGGCGGGTGATCCGTTCGACGTTACTGCGGTGGTCGCCGTCGTACTGCCCTGGCGGCAGTGACTCGGCGGCGTACTGGCTGGAGACGTCGATCGGGTCGCCCGATTCGAGCGCCCGCCGGATGTCGTCGGCCTCGCCGCCGACGGTATCGAGACGATCCTTTTCGAGGCGGATGTTCCCGCGGACGTGCGTCCCGTCGTAGGAGGTTGCCTCGGTCGTCCCGAGATGGGTCTCCGGTTGACGGTTCGCCGCGACCGGCTGGCCGCGGTCGTCGCGGGGGTGGTTGAGGGTCGCCGGGACGCCATCCCACTCGCCGGCCGTTTCGCGAACGGACTGCTCAGGGACGTAGCCGCCGGCGAGCTCCATATTCGTAACTATCGGTACATCTTCGATGACGTAGGCTTCGTCAGTCTCGCGGACCTGCGTCGGCCCGACGCTATTCGCCACTGGGTAGTAGGTCTGCTGTGTCATACGTCAGAAAACAACCGTGCCGGGTCTGGGTCTCGGCCCCGGCGGGCGTCATCGGGCGGTTTAGTCAGTCAGCTACGGTTTCAACCTTAGTTTAGCCACCCGCTTCACATTCGTCGGCAAGCTCTAACAAACGTTCAAACTCACTCTCGCTGGTAGACAACTTCAACGTTGATATAAGATCGGCTTTCTTGTGCAGGTTGTCATTCATAACGCATAGATTTTCAGGACGGTTATCAAAACCATGTTTGTTCTTATGATGGACATGGTTATCGACCACTTCATCAATGCCATACTCTGCGACCGCTACAAGCCTGTGTACTGGGACTCGGAATTCTTCACCTTTATGATGGTGTGATATGACCACATAACCGGCGTTGAAATAAACATTTACTGGGTGTGCTGCATATGAGGGTATATTTCTTAATTTTTCAGCGCCTTTGTAAATATATCTTCTTGAATCTGTGGGATCTTTTTCGATTGTGACCAAGCCCTCTGTAGCCATTTTTCGGAGAGTGTTTGATATGTGCTCCCGAGAGCATTCACCATCAATTAGCTGATGGATTCTTTTGCTTGTGAAACCGCGTTTATGCTCTTTGAGTAAATGGTGGATTTCACTTCTGACCGTTTTTTCGGGCGTCGGTGCGAGGTTTTCAACACTCATCCGACCAACACCGCCTCCATACCGGGTAGATCGCGTGTATGCGCCTCAACGGTGTTGTGGCACGCGGCGCACAGCGTCATATAGTTGTATTCTGCGTTAGTGCCGCCAGCCATCAACGGTACAATGTGGTGAAGTTCAAGTGGTGTGTCCGATTCACCGCACGATTCACATTCGTTGCCGAGGTGTCGTTCGCGTTGGATCGGCCAGCACGTCGGGCCGAGTTCAGAACGGACAGCGTGGTAAATTCTTTTCCCACCCCGCCAGTTCGGATTTTTGTGGCCGCGAGCTTGTGGATTGTCTACATCGGCACCTTGCTCGTGAAGTATCCTAAGGATGACTTTCGCAGTACAGTCATACCGGTCGGCGATTTGTTTGGCCGTGAGGTCTGATTCGGTGTATCTCTCAACAACTTCACCGGAGGGAATGTCATCTCGCGTCCACGGGTGTTTTCTCCCATCACCGCCCGGGTCGCGGATTTGGATGTCGTGTTTGTCCAGCCAGTAGCTGATTTGCCGGCGGCTGCAATCGTACCGGTCAGCGATTTCAGCCGTCGAAAGATACTCGCCCCAGTACAGTTCACGCAACTTCTCTGGATCGCGCAGTTCGCGGTCTGCTGCTGGGTGCCCCTCCGATCGTCGTTCGATATCGTGACGTTTCAACCACCGGGCGACTGTTTTGTGGTCACAGCCCAATTCATCGGCGATGTCGCGGATTGACATCCATTCATCCCAGTACAGCCGGTGGAGTAAGTCGCGATCGCGCCACGGCTTGTCGTCAGAATTATTCCCTGTCGCCTCTGATGTACTCATGCGTTTGGTCACTCCAAGCGCGTCGGCGGGCGTCCCCACGCCCGTCGGTTCTACGACCGGATTCGCGCTTGTAGTCACAACGGTCTCCGAGTACATAATATCACCGTTAGCAGGCGTCACGTGCTCAGAATCGTGATCGGGCGGCCGCCCGCGCTGTCAGGGATGCGCTCGTCCAGCGAGTCGAGGTCGTCGGCACTAAGGCCGATCTCCGGCATGGGCGAACACCGCCCGTTCGGATGGGCCGGAATACCGATCCGTCGCGGCTGGCCGCCCCACGAGACCGTGACGCTTTGAAACTCGGTGAGCGTGAACGGGATGCCATCTAACTTTCTGCAAAAGGCGCAAACATGAGTATCAGCAGCAGTCAGCCGCGACGTGTGCGTCACGACATCCGCGCCGTAGTCCTCGTAGGCGGCGACGGCTCCGTCGGCGTGGGAGTTCATAACCTCCGTCCGCGCGATCGTCGCCGCTCGCGAGCGTTCGAGGCTCGTCAGTTCCTCGGTGAGCGTCCGGGCGACATCGCGGGGGTTCTTCCCCTCGGCGATCGCGGTCGTCAGTCGCTCCCGAAGCTGTTGGGCGGCCGCTTCGGTAAAGCCCTGGAGGTTCTCGAAGGCCCGCCCATACAGTTCGGCGAGTTGCCGCTGGGCGATCGGCCGCCGGAGGACGTCTTCGGCGTCGGTGGGCGTGAGACTCGCGCCGACCTGAAGGAGTCGCCCCTCGCCGTTCGAGACGCCGACCTGATACGCTTCGCGAACGTACTCGGCGAGCCAAAACTCGCCGTTGCGGGCCTGTGGGTCGCCCGCCGCGTCGCCGACGACAGCCTCGCGGAGCCACGACCGGAGGTCCCGCAGAAACGCCTGGACGCGGGCCTCGCGGGTCGGGAAATCATACGCCTCGGTCGCTTCGACGTCCTCGGGCGCGTTCGCCGACAGTTCGAGCGCGTCGTGCTCGTAGCCGACCGTCCGGCGGATCGCCCCGCGGACACGGCGGAGGCGGCGCTGGAAGTCACGGAGCGCCGCCTTCTGGAGTTGGTGGGTGTTCGAGGGGTCGCGCCCTTTCGTCAGTTCGACGCCGCTGTGGCCGACCTCCTCGTTGGCGCTGTGGTCGTGGGTGCAGGGCATGGTTTAGTCCCCCGGCAAGATGCTATCCCCGCGCCACGTCTCGGTTTGAAGTACGTAATCGAGAAATGACGCGCAGAAGCGATCGGGGCTTGCCACCTCGCCGCGCATTTCCCGAACACAACCGTCGAAAGACTTGAACTCTGCAAAGGCTTTCAGGGCGATGATCCGGTTCGGCGTCGAGGACTGCCGCCACGACGGCGGCGGCGAGAAGTCGCTGTTCGACGTCGGCGAGAGCGCGTTCAACAGCCGTCCAAAGGCGTTGGCCGTTTCTTCCTCCTCGCTCATCGCGCCCGTCGCGTCGACGTCCGTCTCGATTGTCGTCGAGTGGATGTCGGACGCGGTGTAGGTCTCGTAGCCGACGCGGCCGTCCTCAACGACCACGACGTAGGTCGGCGAGGAGTCGCTCGCTTCGATCGTGTCCTCGTCGGTCTCGACCGTTTCGGTCAGTACGTCCGCGACGACGCCGACGCCCTGCGGCGTCGAAACCTCGTCGCCTTCCTCGTAGCGGGTGGCGTTCGCGGTTGAAACCTCGCCCGGAGAGACAAGTGCGTACCCGTTCGCCCGTGCGACGTTTCGGAGCGTCTGTCGCTTTCCATCCGCCGACGCCTCGTTGAACTGTTCCGCCGCGAGTTGGTCGGGGTTGACCGGCGGCGTGTCTGTGTCGACGTCCGTCACATCGGCGACGCCCTCAAACGCAGCGATCTCGTCGTTCGTCAGTCCGTCGGCGTCGGTAAGTTTGAACGGATCCGTCCGAACAGCGCCTACACGTTCGCCGTCGCTGTTGACTATGATCCGCTTCATAGTCGCACCTCCGCGTCGGTGCCCGCGAGGGCGCTGTTGATCTCGGTTTTCATCTCGTCGCTAATCTCGAAAGCGTGTCGGTACGATTCCAACAGCCGTGGGTGGTGTTTCACGAGTGCGACGGCCGTGTTCTGTCGCGTTGTGGGACTAACGTTCGCCTGCATATATTCGTGCAGTCGCGCCAGCGTCTCATGGGTGTTGGTCGCCGAGTAGTTGGTTCCGATAACCGCCTCCTCGGCGACCGACTCGCCCTCGTTCGCTTTGAGCAAATTCATCTTAAACCATGCCGCGTTCGCCTCGCGGCCGACGCGATGAATGCGTTCGGTCGCCGAGTCCGACGGGTCCTCGTTCCCGAGGACGTCGTCGAGGTTCGGCTGGTCGCGGCCCCATCCGTCGGGCGTCCCGTTCCGCTTTTTGTTCGCGTCGGGGAGGAACCCGCTCGTTTCGTGAATGTCCTCGCTTTTTATCTCGCCGCCGCGGCCGACGCCGACGCGGAACGACTCGCCGCCCGGTCCTTCTAGCTCAAACCCGCGGCGAGCGCCGACGGCGTCGACCTCGTCGGCGTCGAGTGTTTCGGCGATGCGGTAGTTTTGCGGCCCGTCCTCGTCGAACGTCTGGAGCGGATACTCTTCAAACCGGAGCATATCGCCGACCGACGCCTCCTCGGTCGCCCACGTCTCGAAGTCGTTAGGTTCGGAAAAGCGGTTCGCCGATAGGTCGGTGCTGACCTCGCTCCGAACCCGCGGCTCCCATTCGCCGCGGCCGAACGACCGCCCGACGTCGTCCGTTTCAAGCGGCGTTTCGTCCGGCGGCGACAGCGTTTGCCGGTCGATGTCGTCGGGTGCGCCAGGGTCCGGCGTAAGATCGAAGTCCGGAATATCGCCCTCGTAACTGTGGGCTGCGGAATTATTATGACCGCTTAGTTCAAATGATTTAAACAAACTGTGCGCGATCTCGTGTTTCGCCGTTGATTCGGCGGTCGTTGAGAGCTTGATCGCCTGGCGGTCGTCGCCCGCGATTCGTTTCGTGCCTGAAAAGTTGCGGCTGCTACCCTTAGCGCCTTCGCCGTGGTCGCCGAGTTGGCCCCAACGTTCGAGCGTCCGTTCGGCAACCTCCGCGTCACGCGCCGCCGCCAGCCCTTCGGCGAGTTGCGGCCGGACCTCGTTAAGCCACTCCTCGGCGCTGTCGACACCCTCGAAGCCTTCACCGTCCTCGGGGAGCGGCATCGTCCCGTAGTCAAGCGGTGCGTCATCGCCCGTCGGGACCGACTCCTCAATCGCGTCGAGGGTCGCGTCTGTTCTCGTATCGAGATCGTCGCCCCAGTCGAGGTCGAACTCGGGCGTCTCGACCCGGTTCGCTTCAACGACAGCTTTCCCGTCAGTCGGGGCCGTTACTTCGCTCCCGCTCGCGTCGGTGCCGCGGAGTATCGGGCTGTTGAGTGAGGTATCAACCTCCTCAACTTCGACATATTTCGACAGCCGTCCGGTGCCGACCTGAACGACGTCGCCCGGTTCAACGCTTTCGGGTGCGATTTCATCGCCCGTTTCGATCGTGTCGGCACCGCGCCGGAGGTCGGCAGCCGATCCATCCTCGTCGCCGTCCGGCACGTCATCGAGCGACGTCGCATCGTTCGGCACGCCGTCGACCGTGACCGGCGAATTAGGGTCGAAGATGTCCGAGAGGTCCGCACCGTTGTCATCGAGATATGAAAGCCGTTCTTTTTGACCCATGTCGACGAAGTCGGGTGCGTCGTCAGGGAGGTCAAACGGCCGCTCAATAAACTGTCCTGTTCGCGGGTCGCGGGGGTGGAGTTCGGGCGTCCAGTCGTTCGCCCGCGGCTTCTCGTTGCCGCGTTGTCGAACAGGAATGACGTCGGGGCGACCGGCGGCGACCCATTCAGCCCACCGAATGAGCCACGCCTCGGAGAGTTGTTTGACTCCGCTCGGGATCACCGGGATGTCAGCGAAAGGGTCAGCGTTACCGACCACCTCCTCGAATGTCTCCTGTACCGCCGGATCGGACTCGTCGACCGATAAGTTCGCTTCGAGCTCGTCGCCGTCGGAGGTCTCGGGGAGCGCGTCGGCCCCGTCTTTGAGGTACTCCATCGCGGTGTCGCCAGCCAGCCCCGGCACCGCCTGAATGACCTGTGCCCGCTTCGATTCGATGTCGGCCCGATCGCTCGCACTCAGTTGCACGAGGTCGGGCCACTCGACGCGGTACTCGCCCGCGGCCGGCGCGGGGAGGATGCCGATCCGCTGCAACTGATCGATGAGCGGCCGGACGATATGCGGCATCGCGTACTGGGTCCGCCGCTCGGCGATCATACCGAAATACGAGCGTTCGTCGGCTTCCGCGCCGGAAACCTCGCCCGACTCGTTCCCGCGGAACTCCTTTTTCGGGATGCCCGTCTGGCCGGCGATCGCGTCGAGGTTGTTCTCGACGATGCCCGAGGGGTCTTGAATGTCGCCGCCGAGGCGTTCGACGTCGACGCCGGTCGTCCGCAAGTATCGCTGCAACCCCTGTTCGTAGCGTTGCAGTTCGTCCGCGAGGTCGCCCATCCCGCCGCTCATGTCGACCTCCGTCGGGTCGGCGTTGAGATGAAGGCCGTAGTCCGCCGCCCGGTAGCCGGCTTCGGCGGCCGCCCCGAGGATCTTCTCGATGTCGAGGATGTTGTTCAAGCAGGGTTCGACGCGGGGCCGGGTGAGCGTCTCGTCGTCCAGCGGCCGCGTCGCCGGGACGTCGATCACGCGAGAGTGATGCACACGGATCGTCCCGTGGCTGTCGTCCTCGGTCTCGCTGTCGATGTCCTCGCCGAGGTCGACGGTGTACTCGACCGGCAGATCCCAGCGTTCGGTGCCGGGGTCGCCGTAGTCGATGTCCTCGATTTGTGCGCCGAGGACGGGCTTCAGCCCAGTCAGATCCCCGACGGCGTCGAAGCCCTGTTCGGTCGCGTCGTCGCGCCACGCCGCCAGGCCGCCGTCGGCGACGTCGGAGAACCCGAGGAGCAGTAGGCCGTGCTGGCCGATGCCGGCGGCCCGATCGACGCGCTCACAGTAACTCCAGATGTCGTGATTCGTAGCGAGTTTCGAGACCCGGCGCTCGAAGTCGGTCGGCTCCTCGGTATCGGCAGCGTCGATCACGTCGGGGTCGTCCCGCCAGGTCGTAAACGCCGGCTTCTCGATGACGATCCGGGCGTAGGCGTTGCGGAGGTACAGCGCGAGCCAGTTGTCCTCGTCCCAGCCGTCGAGGTCCGATCGCGGCCAGCCAAAAACCTCGTAGTGATTCCGCTCGTGGCCCTCGTCGTTGAACCCAGTTTGCCCGAGTTCGGTCGCGATGCCGAGGCGGACGCCCGACGCGAACGCCTCATTTGCCCGGAGCGGCGGCTCGTCTGCGTCAGTCTCGTCGGGTGTCTCGTCTGTCATGGATTAAAAGCCCCAGGTCGGGGATGCACGTTGCCCGGTATCGCGGTTCGTGGCGAATCGTTCGGCGACGCCAGTCCGTGCCGCGTTTGCCAGACAGAGCGCATCTGGATAGTCGTCATGTCCGCCCTGCGGGTGGCTGAGTTTTAGCAGCCCGGTCGGGGTGTATGAATACCGGAGATTCGTCAACTGCTGGATGAGCCGTCGGTGGCTGGGGAGTGCTAACTCAACGCCTTCGAGGTCAGATTTGAGCCGTTGATACATCTCTTGTTTACTTTTGTTCGACGTCGTGACCATCTGGACCACACGGCCGAGGCCGGCTTCAGCGAAATCCGCACCGAAGCCGCCGACAGCGTTCTCCTCAACGACGATCGTGTCATACCCATTCGAGGGCAGGCTGCCAGTGCCGGCGTCGGGCGTCTCGGCCGCCTCGCCGTTGTGGAGGGCTTTCAGCCGCCCGACAAATCCAGGGCCAGTTGTCGTCTCCTCGCTCCAGATGTTCCACGTCACGCCAGCCTCATCGATGTCGTAGAACACCGCCCGATCGTTGCCTTTACGCGCCGGGTCAACGCCGAGATACCGGGCGTGCTGTGGGCGGCGGTTGGGGTCGGGTGCGATGCACGGCTCGACGATCTCGTGCGGGAGATACGCGTCCTCGCTGGCGACGAACTCGCCGAGATACTCCTGCGCGAACGACTGACTGTCTTTTTCAGCCTGTTTGCGTTCAAGAAAATCCTCATCGGCAAAGGGGCTGATTTCCGTCGGCCAGTGCGGACTAAACCACCGCTCGCTGTTCTTCCCCTCAACGGCGTCGTAGAAGTATCCCGACTTCCCCAGTGGTGTACTGAACAGGTAAAACTCATACTCGGGGTGTGTGATAAAAAACGGCTCGATGACTTCCGAGAGGTGGTAGTCGTCGGCGTAAGCCGCCTCATCGACGATGACGAAACTCGGGTTTTTCGACCGTTGGCTCAGCTTGCCCTGCCCCAGCGTTCGGGCTAATACTCTCGCGCCGTGGCTAAACGTCCACTCGGTTTTGTTATCCTCAACGACGCCGAGCTGGGAGAGTGTGAAGTCACTCCGTTTGAAGTGTTCCGTGAACTTGTCGAATAGCTCATCGGCCGGCTCCTGCATCGGAGCCGTGATGAGCACATCTTCACCAGGATTCCACAGCGCGTAATCCGCCGCGAGGGCGCTGCCGACGAGTGACGCGCCGACCTGCCGGCCTTTCTTCGGGGCTGCTTGTGTTTTCGCTTGTCGCTCGTGATAGTCGAGGAGTTCCGCTTGGTACTCGGTCGGGTTGAAATTGAACAGAAAATCCACCCGCTCGCTGCGGGACATCCCGACACACTCCTCGACGATGTCGGCGAACTCATACTCTGCACCCATGACTCACCCAAGTTTTTCTTCAATCGCCGAGGCGAGGTCGCCCGTTGCGTCGGCCTGGGCCGAGTCGGGATCGTCCATGATGCCGAGGTCCTTCAGGATCTTCGCGTTCGTTCGCTTGATCCGATCCCGTGGCATATGCGCCGGGTTCTCGTCGACGGTTTTGATCGGGCGACCGTCCTCCGTCGTCCCGACGACCTGTTCGGTGAGAAAGTCGTCGAGTTCGTCGTTCGCTTCGCGGAGCCGGACCTGGTCGATGCACACCTCAGTTAGCTTATCGACCTTCGCCGTGTTCTCGAAGCCGAACGGCGCATCGTCGACGTAGGACTCAACGAGCGCCCGGACGATCGGTTCGACGTCGTCTCGATAGCGGTCGAACCACTTTTCGCGGTCGGCCGTCAGCCCGTGTGTCTCGGCGTTGCCGTTGTTCTCCGGTGCGCCGGTAGACTTGCCGCCGTGGAATTTGCACGGCCCTTCGTCGGTGTCCGTACCCCAGCCGCCCGGGTGGCCGCACCGCTCGCCGTTGCGGTTCGTCGCCGGGCATCGATCCTCGTCGTCCATGGACTTGTTTTTCGTTATCTCACGTAGTCGATCCGCACCGCCGATTCAGCGGCGACCCACGCCCCGGC